TTATCCCTTCGGCAGTACCAGCCCGCCGGTGTAGCTTGTGCCATCCGGCAGCACGATGCCGCTCTCTGTCTCAGCATTCAGCGCATCGTAGACTTTCTGCCCCACGCTGGTGCTGTACGGGTTTTTCGCAGGCTTCCAGCTCTTGTTTGCCAGCTGCCACAGTGCAGCCTGCTGCGTCACCGTCAGGCTCTGCCCGCCGCCTGCTCCCGGCAGTACGATACCGTTACCGCCGCCGCCCATAGAATCAATGGCCGCTTCCACCTCTTCCTGCTTGAACGTGCCGTTGCCGTCAAAATCGAACTTCGGCAGCAGCTCCCGGAATGCGACATACGCTTCCGGTGTCACGCCGTAGCTGTATCCCGTCTGCAGCTTGCTGTACTCGCTCTCCTGCATCATCTCGCCCAGCACGTTCATCTGCTCTTCGGTGCTCAAGCCCGCATCCACCACTGCGCGGTAACGCTGCAGGTCGCTCACGCTGTCCTTGCCGTCCTCCGGCTCCAGTGCGTTCAGGCTGTTTGCCAGCTCATAGGCTGCGTCATCACTCAGTCCCGCCGAAACGAAGCTGTCGTACCGTGCTGCCTCCGCCGGAATCTGACTGTAATACTTGAAGCAGTCCCGCACGGTTTCCGCCTGCTCTGCGGTCAGATTCTGACTGTTCACCCAGTGGGAGAACTCCACCGCCTTCTCTGATGCGCCGCTGTACTTCTCGTTGACGGTGGTGTACTCGTTCTGCACCTTCAGGAACGTGTCAAAGTCCAATCCCGCCTGCTCGAATGCCATAATGTCATCGTCTCGGCTCGTGGTGTAGCTGCCGTCTTCCTGCTTCTCGCCGAATAGGCATCTGTACATCTCCCGCTTCTCGTCGTCCGTCAGTGGGCTTTCCGCCAGCGCGGTGCGCTTTGCGTTGGATGCTTCTGCTCCTTTCAGACTTCCCGCGTTTTTAACATCCAGCAGCACCTGCGTCACCGCGCCCATGTCTGCGTCGCTGTCGGCCAGTGCGTCCATCAGCTCCCGCTCTTTGTCGGTTGCCATCAGCCCATAATAGACCACGCTCTTTCCGTCGCCGGAGATGTCTGCAGCCTGCAGCACTCTTCGTTCCGCTTCGGCCTTGCTTTCCGTCTCCGTTTTCTTCGTTCCGCGCAGTTCCTTCAGCAGGTTGTACGCATCTTCTTCCGGCACGCCAGCCTCCGTCATTCCCTGATAGGCGGCAGTCTCCTTTGCGCCAAAGCTCTTGAATCCGCTCTCTACCCAGTCTCTTCCGGTCTTCAGTGAGGTTTTCCCGAACAGCATGGCTTGCCCCGCGTTCAGTGCAGCCTGCCACGGGTCATCGTTGTATACCGGGTACTGCAGCAGATCATTGCCTTCGGCATCCACCGAATAGCTTCCCCCTTTGATCGTTGCGCTCAGTCCTTGGTAAATCTTCTTCAGCTGTCCGCCGCCGAATGGAAGCGCCAGATAGGTCAGCGGGTTCATCAGTTCTTTGCCTGCCGTGGCCAGCTTCTTCTTGGTGCTCCATGTGTCGCTCGTCACAGTCTTCAGCAGGTTGTCCCAATCCGGCAGAGCGCTGCTGATCGGGACGCGCCCGCCGCCCAGCACGCCGCCGATGAACGGCAATTCCTCCGCCACATCGCCCAGCGTTTCGGTCACGGTGTCGTAGGCGTTTTTCTTCTCCGTCTCAAAAGACGGCATATCGCCTGTCACAGCACCTACGCCCGGCTCCACAAGGTTCGGCAGCTCATATCCGGTGATGTCGCCCACGGTGTCGTTCAGGATGCCCAGCGGGTCAAGCGCCGGTCTGCGTCCGATGAAATATTCGTAGACTTCATCGTACAGCCATGCGCCGAGGAAGAACTTGAACAGCGCCATTGCCAGCGCCGCCAGCCCCTTCTCCTTGTATGCGCGCGGCATATCCTTGAAGAGATAGCTCAGCTGGTTGTTGACCTCCAGCTGGAACTGCGTGAAGACCTTCGTCATCGGATTGCTCCGATTGAACAGTGTCGGCGTGGAGCCTTTGCTGCGGTCAGCCATCACGCCCGCCGTCCAGTTGTCCGCCTCCGTCATGGCGGCAGTCTCGCTCATCCCGCGCTTCAGGTTCTGGTTGTACCGCGCACGCACCAGACTTCCGGCGGTAAACTGGTCGATATACTCCATCGGCGAAGACATGGTGGCCGATGCTTTCTGTGCCCATGTCCGCACCAGCGGGTCGCTGCCCTTACGGTTGGTCAGGAAGGCAGACGCATCCACAATGCCGTCGTTTTCTTTGAAGCTCTGCAGCGTCTGCCACATGCCGCGCAGCAGTTCCCCACGGTCAAGCATCGCGCCTCCCTGCGTCAGCGGGATGAAGTTGGTCAGCCACGATGCCGGGTTAATGGCCACCATGTTGGCAGCCACGCGGCTCTCCAGTCCCTTCACAAGGTTGTACATGTTTCTGCCCAGTGCCTGCTCCATGTTGCGGTCTGCGCGGCTCTTCTTGTTGGCCAGCAGGTTGGTGTACTCCTCCAGCTCCACCACGAAGTTCGACAGCGCAAACCGCCCGTCTTCGTAGATGCTGTCGATCTTGCTGCGTTTCTCTTCCTCTGTCAGCCGCGTGTCGGCGTACACCGTGTCCACCTGCTTGCGGATGCCCTCGTCGCCGGTGCGGTAGCGCGCCTGCGTCGCCAGTGCCCGCAGCTTCTGGATGTTGTCGGTCTGATAGATAACGTCCGCCACGCCCTCGATGTATCGGTCGAAGCCCTCCACCGCGTCATAGGCCGTGTCGAAGCCGAGGCGCTGCTGTGCATTGCCGAACCACTGGATACCCGGTCGGAAGGTGTGCGTCAGTCCGTTGATGGTGGTGGGCAGTGCCGTCACCTGTGTGTCAATGCCCAATGCCCTGCCGAACAGTCCCATGATGCCGTCGCCGTCACCCGGCTGGAAATGTGGGAAGTAGCCGCTGCGGTAGTTCACTGGCTCGTACCCGTTGCGTACTCTGGCCTCGTTCATCTGCTGGAACAGCTCGTCGTAGATGCTTCGGAACTCCTCCACCGCGTGCTCGATCTTTGCCTTGTCCAGCTGCGGGTTCTGCTTCCACATCTCCTGCACAATACCGCGCCAGTCGCTCAGCGTCTTGCCGTCCCGCTCCGCCATGCGCCCTCTGCTGTTCTCCAGCATCCGGATGTTGTCCATCGCTTCGCCCAGCAGCTGCACGGCGTGCGCTTCAGAGATTTTCCCCACCTTCTGCATGGCCTTCGTTTCTTTGGTGCTCAGGTTCAGCGCCTGTACCCGCTCGCGCATTTTGTTCTTCAGTCGCGTGGACTTTGCCTGCGCCTCGTGCACCGGTGTGAAATACTCTGCAATGATCTCCTGCGCCAGCTTCTTGTCCTTCACGATGTCAAGGATATTGCGCTCCATCGTTTCGCGGGAATAGAGAATACCAGCTTTCTTGTCCTTCCAGTCGTTTGCCGTCTCTAAGAACTTGTCCGCCTCTTCCCGTAGCTTCGCCCGCTGGCTCTGCTTGTACTCCGTCAGCAGCTTCACCAGCCGTTCATACTCCGTCGTAGCCTCGTATACAGCGGTGATGCCCTTCACATTGTCCGTCTTCGGGTCAAGGTGCTCCAGCTCGATCTCGCCCCTCAGCAGCCGTCCCAGCTGCACATTGTCGTGGTCGGTCAGCAGGTTCTTCGCTTTTGCTTTCTCCGATTCCCACCGCGCCTTCTTCAGCTGCTTGTAGGCTTCTGTGACCTGTTCCGTCGTCATCGGTGTCTCCGTCGTCATCGGTGTCTCCGCCGCCGCGTTTGCCTTTGCCGCACGCTCGTCAGCATAGCGTTTCACAGTGCGCAGGTCTCCAATGGTGTCTCCGATGGCAGCATCAAAGTCATTCTTCGCCCAGCGCTTGAACTCCTCCGCATCCCGTCCATAGTATTCGCTCAGGGATTTCTCCGTTTTTTCGATGCTCTGCGCCACTTCAAACATGCGCACCAGCTGGTCAGCCGGATGCGTCAGATCATCCGGGAACAGCTCCGGTGCCATGTCCTGCAGCTCCTGATACGCCACATCCACCGGCAGCCCGCCCTCGTTGACGATGCGCAGCCGCCCGAAGGCGCTCTTTCTGAAGTCATTGAAGTCCGCAATGTCGTGCTTGTCTTCCTCCGATATGGTCACAGCCTGCGTGCGAAGGTGATCTTTGATGTCCTTATACTGCTGGTAGAACTCCTCATCCACCACAATGCCCTCGCTGTATGCCTGCTCAAACAGCTCCGCCGCCGTCTCTTCCGAAACGCGCCCGGTGGTCAGGTACTCCTCGCTGATCTGCTGCACGATCTTCTGCAGGTATTCTCTCTGTGCAAAGCGCGGCACGCTCAGCGCGCGGCTTACGCGCCCAACAAGGGCGTTTTCAGCCCGCTTCAGGTAGTCCTGTGCCTTCTTCGGCAGCGATGTACGGATGCTGTTCTTCTTCTCTTCGTCCTCCGCCGTCGGCAGCGTCGCCTCCGCCGTTTCCTCCTCTGTGACGGAATATTGCAGCGTCCGTTCATCAGTTGGCATAGTGAAACGCTCCACCACCGCATCGCGGTTTTCATAGCTCAGCGGCAGCAGGTTATACACCCGCACCTCCGCGTCAGACCATGTGCCACCGAAGTCCTGCCCGGTCAGCGTCAGCTCTCCGATCTCGCTCTTGGAATACTTGTTGGAGGAATCGAACAGCAGCACCGGGATTTGTTCCACGCCTGCATTCCGCATGGCCACCGCGCGGTGCCGCCCCTCATGTCCCTGTACCTCTCCTGTTTCGTGGTCGATGTTCAGCTGGATAGGCTGCCACCTTGTGGCTTCGCCCAGTTTCTCCGCGTCCAGTTCCTTGCTGTGCTGCTCCACGATCTGCCGTCCGCCCTCGCTGGTGGTCAGGTTCAGGAAGTCATCCGGTGTCATGTAGGCAATGTACGCCTTCGCATACTTCGGGCTGCTCTTTGCTGCATAGTCTCTCAGGTAGGTGTCAATGGTGCTTTCCTTCAGTTTGACCGCTCCGTCATACTCTCCGCCTTCGCTGATAGAGAACCGGATGTCCGGATTGTCTGTCGGGTTTTCGTTGGTGACGCTCTTGATCTGTTCCGGGGAGAAGGCGATGTATACCGCGTCCGGCGTTCCGTTGTCGTCCATCTCGATGTCAGTGGACTTTACGATGATACCGTCATGCCCGCCTTCCTGCGCCCAGCGCTTCAGGTCTCCGTGCCGGATGTCTGCCTGTCCGATTGCACTGCCCCAGCCTTCGTCCTCAATGACAAGCGGGTTTTTCAGGTTCAAATAAACCTGCATGATTTCCCCCTTGCCCTTGTAGCCGGTCGCCTCTCGTGCATACCCGGTTGCATCCTCAATGTATGGGCTAAAGTAAAATCCGAGATCACTGCCTCTGTCTGCAAAGTTTTCCCCGATGTGTGCCTTATCGAAGACCGTAAACTTTGTTCCGGTTCCGTGGTAGAGCGTCAGCAGCCGTCCCTCGCCATCCACCGCTTTGCTGTCCTTGAAGAACTCTTGCTGTGCTTCCGTCAGCTGCCTGCCGTTACTGTCCTCGCTGATGGAGAACTTCACCCCCTCCAGCCCGTTCACCAGCGCCTTCCGCTGTTCGTCGTTGCCGGTCTCGTACTGTATGATGTTCACGCCCGTGGCCGCCTTCACCGCTGCGATCTCTTCCGCCGGTGCGCTGGTTGGCGCGATGATGGCCGCCGCCTCGCTGAAGGGGACTACTCTCTGCGCCTTCGCCTCGTAGTATCCCGTAGGGATGTTGGCTGCGCGGTCAATGAGCGCAAGGATGCTCTTGGCGTGCCCGTCGGATATGGCATAACCTTCCTTGCGGAACGCCGCCTTCACCGCCGCCACGGTTTTCTTCCCCTTGGCCGCTTCTGCGATGATGCCGCTCAGGTTTTGCTCCTCCTCGAAGCTGTTGTCGTACTTGTGCATCGTGGTGAGCATCAGATCGTTCACCACACGGTCAAGATAGATGCCGAGGTCTCGCAGCGCCTTCTCGTGTTCCTCTTCGCTCACCGTGCGCAGTCTCGCCTCGTCCGCGTGCATCTCGTCCACGTTCCGATATTCCCGCGTGGCCGTTGCCGCCAGTGTCTCCGGTGTCACGCCGTACATGTTCGCGCCCTTGGCTGCCGCCATGTTCATGGCCTTCACGATGTTCTCCGCCGTGTAGTCCCAGTGTGTCTGTGCAAAGCTGCGTCTGCCGCTGTCGGTCACTGCATCCTCGCCGTTGTAGATGCCCAGCTCGCCCAGCAGCCCCTCCAGCTGTGGCTGCACCCAGTCTTTCACCGTCCGCAGCGCATCGTTCCAGCTTCCGCCCGGTGCGATCATCTCCATCATCTTGGCCGCCGTGGCTTCCTTGTCGATCTCGCCCGCGCTTCCGCCGCTCTCATAGAACTCCTGCGTGCTCCGGATGAAGTCCTCCACCCGGTTAGGGAACACATTGTTCTTCATGTAGTAGTCGATGCGCTTCTCCTTGGATTCCGGTCTGCGGTTCAGGAAGTTGGCGTGTTCCTCTGCATAGACCTCCCGGATGGCCTGTTCCGCCGGTTTCATCTCTTCCGCCGTCAGGCGCTCGCCGGTCATCAGCTTCACCGCCAGCCGCGCCACTTCCTGTTCGCCCACCGCGTCGAGGTACCGCTGAATGGTTGCGTTGCTGAAGAAACGGTCGAACTGCTTGTCACGGTACACCGGTTCAAGGCTCTTGCCCTCGCTCTGAAGGAATGCCGCCTGCACCTCCGGATGGTTCGCCAGCTTGTCGGCGATCTCTTCCGGCTCCCATCTGGTCTCATTCTCCAATCCGATCTTGCCCAGCGTGCCGCTGCCTTGGAAAACGCCGCCCGCAAACTGGCTGGACAGGTTCTTGATGTTCTCATCGAACGCCCGCCGCGCCTCGTAGTTCACCTCGCGCTCCACCAGCGCATTGTCCTTTGTCGGTGTCCATGCGTCGCCGCCGTACACCTTGTTACGCGGGTCTGCCTCCGGGTCTATGGTGGCACGTGGGAACACTACGCTGGTATCTCCGTACTTCGTGTGCCCCTCCGCCGCGTCCACGATGGCCACGGAAGGGGATGGGATGCCGCCCCAGTTCAAGGCCGCGTCACGAATAACAGACCAGTCCTTGTTGTGTACGGCAATCAGGTCTTTCGTCCGCTCCACCGGCTCGTCGATGGAGAAGCGCTTCTTGACAGGCGGCAGCTTCTCTGCTACACTATCGTCAGAGACGGATGCAGTGCTTCTGGCAGCTCCCGGTGACGGGTTCGTGCTTATTGCTGCATCCGCCTCTTTTTCTGTAAAAGAGGTCGGTTGCAGGTTTAGCACATCGTACAGTGCCATGCTTCCATTTTTCTTCGTGCCTACCACCACGTCCGCCGTGTAGTCGTTTCCGCCCACTCGCAGCAGCACATTACCTCTGGCGAAGTCCGTGATTCTGTCCTTGCGCGGATGGTTTAGCCCTTCGTTCACCCAGTCCGTCGTTGCGCGCAGGATTTCGTCGGCATTGTCCGTGGCGCGTAGCTTGTCCGCGTGCAGCTGCGGGTCGTTGTTATAGAGCCACTGCATGTACCGGGAGAAAGTCATCTCCTGTCTGCTTCTGCCGTCAATCTGAATTTCGTTGTTCCCCACGGTGATGCCGTTGGGGAACTTTTTCTTCAGGTTCTCCTTGACGGTCTTCACCCAGTCTGCCTCCGGCACGCCCGCAAGGATGTCCTGTTCCACCTCCACGAACGGCTTGTTGTCCGTGGTCTTTCCGATGGCGTAGCCATCCCCACTGTCAGCAAATACCGTGTCCTCGCTGCCATAGTCAGGCGATGTCTCCCGGCGCTCCTGCGCCGTCAGCTCCCGTCGCTTCGCAGTGTCCCGCGCCTCGATCTCTCCCGCCGTGTCGCGGTACAGGTCGGTCGGCATCCGGCCTCCGTTCCTCGCGTTGCGGTCGATGCTGTCCCGCAGGCTGTACCAGTCCCATACGCGGTCGCCGTACTGTTCCTCCAGCTGGTCTCTGCGCTCGTCGTAGCGTACCCACTCCGGCGGGTCTGGCTCGATCTGCTCCCATGTGTTCAGGTCAACCTTCCCGCGCGGCACCTTCGGTGCCATGGCATTCAACTCTTCCATAGCCGCAACGAACTGCGGGTCGCTCTCCCGCATCTGCTCATACTGTTCCTGCAGTCGTGCGCCCTCGCGCCGTTCCTCCGCCGTCCTACTGTCAAATCCGTTTTCCATTCTCCGGTTCCAGTAGGCGGGGTTTGCCCCGCTGGCAAATCCTTCCCGGTTCTGGATGGCGTGCTGCGCCTCATGGATGAGGGAGTTCAGCAGCGCCTCCGGTCTGTTCTTCAGGTCGCGGCTCAGCTCGATGCTGTCAAACTTCCGGCTGTATCCGCCGTTCTGTCCGTCCTCCAGCGTGTGGAATGTCACGCTCAAATCCGCCATATCCGGATAGGCTTCAAACAGCTCCGGCGCATCCACCAGCTCTCCCAGCGTGGTGTAGTTGGGAATATCCGCCGCGTCGGCGCGCAGCTGCATCCTGCTGTCGTTGATCTCGAAGCGCCACTTGCCGTCCATGCCTTCGTGCCAGCCCGTCGCCTTGCGGATGCTCTCCATGTCGGCTCCGGCCTGCTGCATCTCCTGCGCTTCCCGCAGGCTTTCAAGGTTCGCGCCGTTGGCGTTCGCCCCGGCATAGCTGTGCTGCAATCCGCCCAGCCCCTGCTGCATGTCGATCTCCGGGTCATACATGTCGTTGAACGCCGCTTCTGCATCCTCTTCAGAGATTTCCCCGTTTGCCATCTGCCGCTGCAGCGTGTCCATGTTCTGCGCCTGCGCAGCGGCTCGCTGCTGCATGTCTGCGGTGAAGCTGCTCTGCGTCTCCTGCAGGGCGCTCTGGTAATAATTCTTTGCCTTCGTCAGGAACGCCCGCTCCTGCGCGTCGCTGTTGCCCAGCTTTGCCAGCAGCTCGTTGATAAACTGCAGGATGCGCCGTCCCAGCGTCCGGTTCTGTTGCACCATGGCGCGGATACTCTGCTCGTCGGTCAGCAGATACTTTTCCACATACTCCGCCACGATCTCCGAATCAATGGCCGCGTTGTCCGTCAGGTTCTCGCCGTGCCGCGCATACAGTTCCGCCTTCTGCTGCCGCATGGCCTGCAGGTCTACGCCGGTCTGCCGGATGCGGTTCAATACCAGCTTCTGCAAATCGCTGTAGCTTCCGCTTGCCTCGATGCTGTGCGTCAGTTCGTGGCTGATGATCTGCGCCACCGGGTTCTGGCTACGTGCGTTGACATAGATTTTCCCGTCCGCTGGGTTGTAGTAGCCGTTGTGCATTCCTCCGGTGCTATCCGCGCCTTCGTCGAAGAACACCACCTCGCGCCCCACGATGTTGGCGATGCGCTGTACCTTGGCGATGGTGTCCTCGTCCACGCCTGCAAGAATGCCCGTGCGTTCCGTTTCCGTCTCGGCTCTCGCAGCTCTCTGCCGCGTTTCCGCCTGTTCCACCGTCGGCAAAACACCCGGCTGCTCCGCCTCCATGGTCTCTCTCAGCGGCGCAGTTTGGCGTTCCTGCTCTGTTGCACGCTGCTGCGTCTGCGTTTCCGCCTGCTCAGCTGTCGGCAGTACCGTTCCGCCGGTCTCTTCCGCCATCGGCAGCACCACGCCTTTCGTCTGTTCCTGAGCGGTTCCGGTTTGTCCTGCAGTCGGTTCCGTCCCTTCCAGCATTCTGGTGGTCTCCGCAAACAGTCTGCCGATCTCCGTATCCGTCAGCTTCTTGCCCTTGTTCAGCTTGTTCTTCAGCTCTTGTCCCAGCTTGTATGCCTCGCTGTTTTCATCAAGGGTCTCCGCCGTCTCGATGATGCTGTTCACCATCTCGTCGCCCATCTTGCGCAGCGTGCTGCCGGTCTGCTGGTATCCGGCGTTTCGCTGCACCGTTCCGATGCCCACACCCGCCGTGGCCATGGCGCCGCCGGATAGTGCGCCGCCGAGGAAGTCCAGCCCCATCTCCGCCGCCTGCTGCGCCACTGCAAGGCCGAAGGCTTCGCCCTCCGTCTTGCCCTCCGCCATATATGCGTCTATGGCCTGCTGCCACTCGCTCTTGTCCTTGGCGACGAGGATGTCGGCAAACAGGTTGATGAAGTCGCTGCCCACTTCCTCCGCGCCTTCCGTGAACGCATTCTTCAGGATATATTTGATGGCTCCGTCTTCCCACTTGCCTTTCAGCAGCGCCTCGATGCTGAACTTCTCTGTAAACACTTCCGCCGCACCCGCGATGGTTCCCAGCGTGAACGCCTGTGTATCTGTCAGTCCTCTATCCTTTGCGGCAACGGTGGCATCCGCCGCCGCGCCGGTGCCCATAATGGCAAGAGACATTCCCTCGCTCAGTGCGCCGCCTCCGCCGAATCCGCCCGTGATCGCAGTATTCAGCAGGAAGTCGCCCATACTCATGCCGGTCTGGTACAGGAAGCTGCCCGCCTGTCCCCAGTTCCCGCTCTGTTCAATGGTCTCCGCCACCTGATTGCGAATGGCATTGTTGGCGTAGGAAAAGCGGTTGTACGCCGCATTCTGGTCGATGCTTCCGGTGCCGAGATAGTCCGCCGCCTGTGCAAGATAACTCAGTCCCTTCATCGGGGAAGTCAGCACGCTGAACACGCTGCTGCCCACAGGTGATTCCTTGGCATAGTCTCTCCAGTACGCCTCTTCTTCCTGCCGCTGGCGATAGTTCAGATCGCCCGTCAGGTAGTCATAGTAGGCGTGTGCCGCGTCCTTGCCCTGTGAGGCGTACAGATAGTTGAAGATGGCCACTTCTTCGTCGGTCATCTGCTGCGATTCCGATCTGTTTTCCGTCGCCATGCCGAACAGAGCGCCCAGCGGGTTGCTGTCCCCGCCATAGTTCGCCCCGGCTTGATTTGTGATGTATGCACCCGCCTCGCTGTTGCCGTTGATGTACTCATACAGCGGGTCATCCCAGCCGCTGGCATCGTCACTGTAGTTATCAAACAGAATGTCGAGGTTGGAACGCTTCTTTCCGTTGGCCGTGCTCTTGTATTGGCTCTTTTCGCCAAAGTCTTCCGCGCTGGTCAGGTCGGCATACTGGTAATATTTCTTCCAGTCCAGCTCCTCCTGCAGCAAATCCGCCGCGCCCTGCGCCTCAGCAATCTGGCTGTCCATGGCCTTGGCCTGCGCCTGCAGCGCCTGTGCCTGCTGGCTCCACTGCATCAATTCATTTGTCCCGCCACGCCGGGAAGATACCTTGTTCATCAGCTGCTGTGCCTGCTTCTGCAGCGCCTTTTGCTGCTCTTGCAGCCGCTTCACATTGCTCTGCGCCGCCGTCAGGTCGGCGTTGATGGCGTTCTCGTCCGTTCGGATGGTCTTCTTCCAGTTGTCGAACAGGTTCTGCTGCTCTGTGCGGTAGGCTTCATAATCCTCCGCCGCCTGCTTGTACCGGTTCCACGCAGGCTCATAGGCGGCATAAGCGGCATCTACCGCCTTTGTCGCGTCTTCATACTGTTTCAGCGTGCTGGCATATTCCTGCTGCATCTGCTGCACAATCCCGGACGCAATAGCGCTGCTGCCCGCGTACTGCTGCAGCTCCGGCAGCTTTCCGCTCAGCTCGTTCAGCTTCGTATAGAGATTGCCCGCCGTCTCATTGGCGCTCTGCAGCTCCTCCGCCTTCTTTTTGGCGTTCGCCTCATAGGTGGTCACGGTGTTGTATTTCCGCTCCATATCCGCGCCCAGCTTCGGCTGCGAATAATATTTCCCATCCGCCGTCGCGCCCACGAGGTAGTTCTGATAGCTGCCGTACTTCTGCTGCATGGCAGTGGAGCGGTTGTACTCGCTCTCTGTCAGCTTATCAGATGCAGCTGCGCGTGCGGCATAGTTCTGCCGCACGCTGCTGTCATACTCGTCTCTGGTTTTCCCGCTCCGGTCGAAGCCTGTGTTGCCGCTGGCAGGGTTCTTCTGTGTGTCTACCTTGCCCAGCTTCTGATCGCTCCACGCAGAAAAGCTCTGTACCTTTTGCGGTGTGCCGGTCGTCTTCGCTGTGCCGGTCGCCTGCCTCATTTTGTTGTTGCTCCACTCAGAAAAGGATGCCATACCGTGTCCTCCTTACTTGCTGGCGGCGTATTCGCAGTAGTCTTTGATGTAGTCCGCGTAGCTGTTGTAGTTCTTTACCTCGGTGCCGCCGGTGCCGTACTGCTGCAGCGATGCCTTTCTGCGGCTCCACTCGCTCTTGGTCATCAGGCCGGAGCGCACGCTGCCATCCACACCCGCCGCCTTCATGTAGGCAATGGCGCTGTCGTAGTCGGTCACGCCGGAGATGTTTCCGCCGCCGGTAGTCCCGCCGCTCTTGGTAAATCCCGCCTGTGTCAGCATTGCCTCCGTAATGCCCGGATTGCTCTGCAGGATGCTGTTCCATGTGTCAGCGTCGATGTTCGTTCCGTAGGCCGCCTTCAGTGCTGCGATGTCCTGCGCGTTCAGCCCGGTCGTCTCGGTCTCCTGCGGCAATCGGTTCAGTGCCGCCGCGTCCGGATTGATGCCCAGCTCCCGCAGTCCGGAGTAGTCGCCGTACTGCGCGGCCAGCTGCGCCAGCTGGTAGCGCCGCTCGTAGTCCGCCGGGTTGTTGTCGGTGTTGATGCCCATATCGTTCAGGAACGAATTGTCGCCCAGCTCCGCCGCCGTCAGTGCTTTGTTCATCGCCTCGCTGCGTCTGGCCGTCTGGTTGTTCACCTCGTCCAGCAGCTGCCCATAGTTGAAGCTGCGGTCGGTGTTGAACTGGTTCAGGTCATTCAGGTACTTTGTGTAGTCCAGCTGCTCCAGCCCGCTCGCCGTCTGCAGGTCGTTGTTGATGCGGTTGTACTCGTCCATCCACGCCTGATAGTCGAAGGCGCGGTTGGTGTTGTACTGCTGCATCTCGTTGAGGAACTTGTCGTAGTCGCTCTGCTCCGCGCCCTGCACCGCGCCGAGGTCGCTGAGCTTCATGTTGTAGTCGTTCATGTACTTGTTGTAGGCCAGCTTGTAAAGCTCCGGGATTTTGTCCGTCATCTGGCTGGCGTAGTAGTCGCCCGCCTGCGCCGCCGCGTTCACCGCGTAGCTGGACGGAATGCCTCCGCTGGCTGCCGCCGCCGCGCCCAGCGCGTCCTGCGTGGCTCTCTGACCTTCCCGCGTGTACTGCTTGCGGTACTGGCTGTAAAGCTGGTCGTTCTCCGGGTCATAGCTGAAGTCCTTCCGGTTCACGATCTGGTCAAGCAAGTCCTGAATGGTCGCGTCGTAGCGGTTGTTGTATTCCGGCTGCGCCTCGCCGTAGGAATAGCTGCCGTAGCCCAGCTGCTTGTCAAAAAGGCCGCTGATGGTGTCGGCATAGTTGTTTTTGTAGGTCGGCGCTGCGCTGCTCTGGAAGTCCTTGGGGGATAGCGGGTCAAGGTAGAAGTTCGCGCCCCTCTGCCCGCCGGTGTACCCGCCGTAGCTGGAGCGGATGCCCTCCGCGCCGAGGTTGGCCAGCGCCCTCGCCTCGTCCGTGGCGGCGTTTTTGTAGTCCTGCTTGTACTTCAGGATGCTCATGCCTGCGTCCGGGTTCTGCTGCGCCAGCTTCAGGTCTGCGTCAGAGAACTGCCCGCCGAGGCCACTGCTCTGCATCGCTTTCTGAAAATCGTCGTATGTGTATCTGTTTGCCATAGTCCGCCCCTTTCTTATAGTTCGCTGCCGTTGTACACTTCCCGCACCAGCGAATACAGTCTGCATCCGCCGTTTCCGGTCATCCGGATGCGGAAGTGGTCGCACCGGCGCGGGATGATCGGCAGATAGTAGCTGCGCTTCACTTCCGTCTGCAGCGTCTTCACCGTCCGCCACACACCGTCGCTGTCGAACTGCATGTCGATCTGCACGCTTGCATCTTCATCCAGCTCCAGCCGCAGCAGCAGCTTTCCGATGCCCTTCTTCTCCGGTGTCGCCGTGGAAGAGGACGAATAGGTGGTGTATTCGTAGAAGTCCGCCCACTCCGCCTTCCATGCCACCAGCGCTTCCTGCACCGCGCCTTGCGGCACGCTTCTGGCGTTGCCGTTCATCCAGAGCTTGCCGGTCGCATCAAGGCAGTATAGCTCCTCATTCCAGCCCCAGCCCACAGCCTGCGTGCTGTCCTCCCGGTGCCACAGGTTGGTGCGGGTGTCGAAGGCAAACAGCTGATACACCCCCTGCGCATCCTGCAGCGATACAAAATACTTTGTCCCGTCGCTGCCCGCCACGCCGTTCCGGAAGCGCTGCGTGCCGAATGCTGCGCTCACGCTCTGCGGAATGCCGCCGCTCCATGCCACAATGCCTGTCCGGCTCAGGTAGAAAAGCGTCTCTCCCGCAATGGCAAGGCTCTCGTCGCTGCCTTTTTCCACGCCCAAGCTGGCGCTGCCCATCACCTGAAAATTGGACGGCTTGTCGCCGTAGACCTTGTAGATGTGCTCCTCCTTGAAGAAGCACGGATAGCCGAGATAGCTGCAGCACGCCGTAAAATCTCCGGTGCTTGCCACATCCACCGCAAAGCTGTCCGTCGCCACGCCGTCAAACACATTCCAGTTGAAGATGTCGCCCAGCTTGCTGGCGTAGATCGTGTCGCCCTTGCAGCCCCACAGCCGGTTTTCATTCTCGCAGATATAGTCTAACTCTGGAACCGTGCGGCTGAGTTGCAATGTTTCGCTGTCTCCGCCGTCCGAGATGGTGAAGGTGTTCTCATAGAAGCGCAGGTTGTCCCCGTCAATCTCCCGGATAATGGCGGTCTTGTTGTTCTCCGTATGCGTCGTCGCGCCGGAGATCGTCACCGCGTCGCCCTCGTTGAACTTTGCTCCCGCACCCACAGCGTAGATGGTGTTGGCTTTTGCTTCCTCGCCCGCGTAAGTGCCGTCCTGTATCTTCGCGCTCCCGCTCCAGCTGCTTTCCAGTGCGCCGAAGTCGCCCGTCAGGCGGTTGTAGTATTTCTTGTCCGGCAGGATGACGATGTACGCGCCGAGGCTTGTGAACTTCTTGTGCCCGTCGGTGACGATGCCCTTCAGCTCGCCGTCGGCGTAAAAGCCCGTTCCGTCCGCCCAGTATAGCCCGTCGTGGGCATATAATCCGTTCGGTTTCGTCAGCGTCCGGCATGTCCACCGCCTTGTGCGTGGGCTTAAAAGGGGATAGAAGTCGCTCGTCAGATTCTCCATGTCCCACAGGTCTCCGTTCTCTGCTGCGAGCGTGTGGTTGTATCCGCCGAACTTCACCTGCTTGCGCTTGCTGATGCCGTCGCCGTAGGCCATGGATGGCAGCCCGATCGCCATTATCCCTCACCTCCGAACACGATGAACTTCTCCAGTGCTTCCAGCTGCATGGGCGTGATCTTCTCCGGCACCGGCGCGTGCTGCACCGTGAAGTCGTCCTCCACCTGCGTCATGCCCAGCGCCCTGCGTTCCCTCTGGTATCCCGCCGCCGCGTCCGCATCCCGGTAGGGGAAGGTGCCCCGCTCCGTCCACTTGATGTTTCCCTTCTCATCCTTCTCCGCGTACTTCTCTGCCAGTTTCAGCTCCTCGCTCTGCAAAAACTCCACATGGCTCTGCAGCTGCTTCTTCACCATCATCACGGCAAATGCCGTCTGATAGTCCATCTCCTTCTGCTGCAGCTGCACCGCAGCCAGATAGGCGTTCGCGCATTCGATCAAATACATGCTTTCCCTCCTTAGCTGCTGCTCACTTGAAGCAGCGTCCCGTTGACATACACATCTCCCGTCAGGTAGATGCCGCTGTCGCCTCTGATGGTCATTCTCGTCCCCGCATACAGGAACACGTTCTCGTCCGCCTCCACGCTGATGCCGCTGGCGCTCTGTAGCTTCATGGCAAAGCCCACGCCCCGCACATAGTTCGTGTAGATGAACATGCGGTAGGCTCGCTCGTATTCCGTTCCCGCGCCCTGATCGTCCAGTCGGATGCCGCCCGCCACATATCTGGTGTTCAGGTAGCAGAACTGAATCTCGCCGCCCACAGTGCCGTTTGCCTGCAGCACGCTCTGGAAGGTGCTGCCCTCAATGGTGCAGCCGTAGATGTCAATGGCCTCAATGGTGCCCGTTGTGATGTTGTCTCCGTTGATGGTCGTCTCGCCGCTGGTAGACAGGTCTGAGAATGTCACCATGCCGGAGAAGCTGATAGACTGGCTGCTCAGCTGCACGCCGTTGGCCAAAAGCCGTATGGTGGAGCTGGCCGAACCGTTGGTCACACTCAGCGTCATGCCGTTCACCGTCTGCGTCAGGGAAGAGATGTTCCCCTCTGCATCCGAGATACGGCTTGTCAGGCTCGTGGCCGTCTGCTGCAGTGTCGAGATGCTGCCTTCTGCGCCGCTGATACGGCTGGTCAGACTTTTGGATGTAGCCGTCAGCTGCGTGATGTTTCCCTCCGCGTCGTTCAGCCGCGCGCCCAGTCCCGCCGCCGTCACCGTCAGCGCTGCGATATTCGCCTCGTCATCCTTCAGCTGCACATACACCGGCTCTGTGATGATGTTTGCGATCTCCTCCAGCCCCGCGTCGTTGAAGTTCTCCTTGTCGAGGTTTCCCATGCTGTAACGCAGCTGCTCCAGCAGCATATAGAGATAGCTCGTGATCTTCTCAAACTTCTCGTCCGCGCTCTGTTCCTTTGTCAGCGTCGGGAAGGTGCTGTCTGCGGTCAATAGGTTACTTGGCATCCTCGTGCCTCCTTTCGCTCAGAAGGCGGAGACCGGCGGCATGCACCGGCCTCCGCCTGTCTCTCAGTCCTTCACCGCAGGCTCCATGCCCACGGCCTTCAGCTTGCGGTCAAACGCGCCGCCGCGATACTCCAGCACAAGGTTGCGCACCATGTCGTGGCTCAGGTCGATGATGTCCTCGTTGCCCGTCGGGTCGCTGCCGTCGCCGCCGAGGATGTTTGCGTCCATCAGCTTTTCGATGATGTCGTGGAACTCCTTGTTCTTGATGTCCCGCAGCCGTTCGTATCTCACCATGTTTTCTTCCTCCAGTCTTTCGTTTACTTCCTTTGCGATCTGCCCGTGATGCTCATACAGCCAGTTGCCGGGGCAGCTCTTGTTTGCAAACCATCTGTGCACGGTCATGTTCTGCCGGTCTACCTGACCTACGAGGTTTTGATCTCCCTTCCACCGCAGCTCAGGGATGTGGTTCCGTTTGCAGATGTCCACCAGCAGCTCGATGAGGCTCTTGTATGCCTTTTCCGTGATCGGCCACGGCTCGCCCTTCGCGCAGTTGGCCACCTCGATGGTCACAGCGCGGTTGTCGTTGCTCCTGTTGGATGTGCACCAGCTCGCGTATCCTTCCTCAACGTACATGCCGATGCGCCCGTCGCTGCCGATGCCGTAGTTGCTGCTGGATTTGCTCGTCTGGAACATCTGCCCGCAGCTCTCCACGCTCAGGTTCCCCGCCATGCAGTGGATGCTGATGGTGTCGATGGCGTGGTTTCGCTTGCCGTAGGTGTACGGGCTGAGCTTGGTGTAGCACACCAGCTTACTGTTTCCCATGGCTCTCCTCCGTCAGCATACCGTGCTTCAGCTCATATACCGCCGCTTCGATCAGTGCATCAATACGCGCCTCGTCCAGCGTGATGCCGTGCTCCGCCAGCCAGTTCAGCACATAGGCTTTCTTCTCCTCGCCGCGCCCGCTGCCGTTGTAGATTTGTTCTGCAGCGCTCACAGCGATCTTCACCCATGCGTTGATCTCCGCCTGCTGCTGCGCCGTGGTCTTGCTCTTGATGTACGGAATGACAATAGCGGTGATGACCGCCGCGATGAGGGCGAACGCCGCCTCAATGATGATGGTAATGTCTGTCATAGTCTTGCTCCTTTCATAAGTCCGTTACCTGTTCTTCCTTCCTGCCGATACCGCCGAAGCTCTCCCGCTTTTCAAACAGGCTCTTCACGCAGTACAGCAGCACAACACCGATGATCTCCGTCACCGCCGTCCGGCTCAGGCTTTCCACAATCTCCGTCCTGCCGAGGAAGGCGAGGGCGTAGCTGCACCACACCCAGCCGATGCCGTTGATAAGGCACGCCCACACAATGCGCTTGGTGGTCGTTGTCTTACTTGGCCGTCTTCTCTGATGCTTGCCCTTCATGCCTCTCTCTCCAGATCGTCGATGCGGTGGTTTGCCACCTTCAGCTTTTCGTCGAAGACCGCCGCCGCCTCTTCCAGATGGTAGGTGCGCTCCACCAAACCGTTGTGCTTCGCTACTTTCTGCTCCAGCTGCTCCAGCCGGTAGGCGATGAGCGCCGCGCTTTTCTTGTTTGCGAAGTACGCCCCCGCCATGGTGCCGATCAGGCTCAGTACAGCCACAATGACCGTCTCCGTCATGCCGTTGCCTCCGTCCATCCATACGCACCCGGCTCCCACACGTTCGCGTCCACATCGCTCGTCCAGTGCTTGCCGTTGTGGCTCACCTTTGCGCCCTTGGCGTAGGCATCTGTGCTGCCCACCGGCTGGCTCCACTCCGGCCATTCCTCCGCCGGGTCGGAGATGCTCCCCCACAGCGATGGGCTGTCCTCCGGTTTCCAGTCCGCCTGCGAGGTGTGCGCCTGCAGGCATTTGTAGAGCTTTCCGCCGCGTTCCCTGATCTGTCCTGCTGTGTAGGCCACCGGGTACGCCCACGGGCTGAACAGCGCCGCGTGCTCTCCCGCCGTCACGCCGTCGATGTCTCCCTTCTCTGTCATGGTGACAAAGGCGATGCCCACCGCCTCACTGCTGCTCTGCAAAAACGTGCCGGTGTCCTTCTCAATGAGCTGCACTTCCTCCAGTTCATCAAGCCCCGTGTGCCCCATCAGACGGTATACCGTGCCGTCCACGGCCACGCCCTGTGCGTCCTCCTCTTCGCAGAGGATGTAGAAGCCGTCCGCGTGCCTGCGGATGTAGTTCGGCTTCTCTGTCAGCGCGATCACGCCGCCGTCCTTTCTGATCTCGTACATGCTTTCACGCTCCTTTTTCCATCAGTCGTTTGTAGAACCTGTCCATCCGCCGCAGCACCCGGTAGCTGTTGCCCCGCCGCATGTGGCCGCGCCAGCTCTCGTATGCCGTGCGGATGTCTTCCTCTGTCATTCTGCCTTCCACCATCCATCGCCGGAAGGTCTTCAGCTTCCGCCGCATCCGCCTTGCGCTTTTGCGGCACATCTTCCGCCGCACCTTCCCCGTCTCCGTCAGATAGAATCGCGTCTTCAGGAAGTGCAGCTCCTGCAGCTTTACAATGCGCGTCTTCTTCTCGTTCATCCGGATGCCGAGGTCTGCGCATACCGCCCGGATTTGCTTCAGGCATTCCTGCAGGTAGTCCCGGCTCTCGTGGATGAGATAGCCGTCGTCCATATATCTGCCGTAGCCCTCGATGTGCAGTTGCTCCTTGATGAAGTGGTCAAGCCGGTTTGGCAGCATCAGCGCGTCGATCTGGCTCACCTGACTGCCGAGGCCGAAGCCCCGCTCGCCAAAGTCCTCCATCAGTCCGCACGCCAGTCTCCGCACGCACTCGTCCTTTATTCGCCGCTCGCTCTCATGGTAGATTGGCGCGTGCGGCGCAGAGTTGAAGTAGTCCGAAAAGTCGAATACCAGCGCCCAGCCGTCCGTCCCGTGCTTTCGGTAGTACCGCTGCAGGTGGCAGGTCAGCCTATCCATGGCAAAGTCGATGCCCTTACCCTTCAGGCTCGCCGCGTTGTCGTAAACGAACGCCGCCGAGAACAGCGGCACCAGCGCGTTGTCACACAGGCATCGCTGCACCACGCGCTCTGCAATGTGCACGCTGCGGATGTGCCGCAGTTTTCCCCGTTCCATCAGGTCGAAGGCGAAAAAGCCCTTGGTCTTCCATGTGCCGTCCATCAGCTCCCGGTGCGTCCGGGCGATGTTGGCGGTAAAGTTGCCGAGATACCGCTGCGTGGAGCATTTCCAGCCCACGCCCTTGCAGCATTCCCGTCCCGCCCGGTACAGGTGCTCGTAGCTGAACACCTGCTCAAAGCTCCCGCACGCCTCGCTGCGTGCATCTCTTCGCCGCTGGCGTTCCGCTTTTCTTCTCCTGTACCGTGCCTCGTGTCTCTCTTCGCTCGTCATAATTCTCCTCGCCCGTTAGGGCATCCCCTGTACGGAATTATTCTTGGGTGCGTGTTCTATCCGCGTGGCAGTACCAGCCATGGAACGGGCTGTCCGCACATTCGCCCGCCATGCAAGCAGCGTCCGGCTGACTGCATCAGAGGATTGTTTTGGCTGTGCCGGGAACAAGCTCTCCTTCTGCAAGGGTGCTGCTTCGCCGCTGCCGGTTGCTGTCCTGACCCATCTCTTGCAGAATCCGAAGGCCACGCCATTCGCATTGCTCGCGTTGTTGTAGTTGGCGTTGCCGTTGCTGTTGACATTGCAGAAATTCGTGGAGTTGCTGCCATTCGGAGAGCGCTCCCACCAGTTGTTCGCGCTGCCGCAAGTGCAACAAATACAGAGCTTGACCCATGTTCATTATTCCGGAAGGTCTTTGTACCGCTGCCGGTCGTTCTTCTTCACCGCCGCGATGAGCTTCGCTTCCTCGCAGATGAGGTCGCCCCAGCGCTGCATCGCCTTGTGAATCCATCCGTAGCCCTCCGGGTTCTGCAAAATGCTGTCATACAGCAGCTGCAGCTTCGGGCTGAGGTTCTGCAGCGCGTTGTTCGCTCGCATCAGCTCGTCCCTGCGCAGCTGCGCCTCGTGCCGGTTCGTCGGCCAGATGTTGTTCGCCGCCCGTACCCGGTCATGCACCTCGCTGCTCAGCTCCATGATGCGTCCCGTCAGAAACCGCTCGTACCGCTTCGGTGCCTTCATGCAGCACGCGAAGGTGTGCGCCTCCAGCTGCCTTGCTGTTTCGATGAACTGCACGCTGCTCTCGCCTCGTTTGGATTTGTAGACCGACATGGTTCTCTCCCTTCCATCCCGCAGCACACAGGCTGCGGGATTGTCTCAGATGCTGGATTAAAAGCAGAAGCCGAAGGCCACGCCAAACGCATAGCTCGCAGTGCCGTAGGAGGCGCCGCCGTCGCTGTAGACAAAGCAGAAACACGCGGAGTCGCTGCCACGCGGAGAGCGCTCCCACCAGTTGTCCGCGCTGCCGTTGTAGTTCTTCACCTTGCTGTTGCCCGCCTTGTAGTAGTCGTACTGCGTGCCCTCGCCGCTCTTGGAATAGCTGACGCTGCCGAAAATCTCGATCTCGCTCAGCAGAAACAGCTTGTCCGCCGTGGTGTTGATGGTTGCGCTCTGGTTGCCCGCAGAGGTCAGCTTGTTCACCTCGCGGATGCCATTCTGCACCTCCGTCGGCATCTGGCTCAGGATGGCAGGCAGGTGCGTCTGCCGCATGGCGCAGCTCGTCCAGCCGCCACTGTTGGTGTTGGAGCTGTTCATGTTCTTGGTCTCGCCGTAGCAGTCATGCAGCTGGAAGGTCAGCGGAGCCTTGCCGCCGTTGGCGTAGGTATCGTGGCTCTTGCCGATGATGTCCACCTGATAGCTCTTGCCGCCGATGGTCATGGGCTTGCTGTTGCCCACCGCCCATGTGCTCGGCACGCTGCCGCTATGGCACGCTGCGATGATGGCAGCCCAGTCGTTGTCCGCAAAGTTGTTCTTCAGGAAGCTCACCGTCACAGCGCAGGTCTTGCTGGCCGGTGCCGTGTGGTTCGTTCCCGCCGCCACGCTGATCGTAATGGTCGCGCTGCCGTTGGCCTTGCCCGTCACCGTTACCGTGTTGCCGCTCACGCTCACCGTGGCCGCCCCGGTGTTGTTGCTGCTGGCGCTGATTGCACCGTCGCCCGCTCGCGTCACCGTGATGGTCTTGCTCTTCGTCGTGGTGTCCAGCGTCATGCTGGTAGGGGAGATGCTGAGGCTTCCCGCCGCCTTCCCGATACTCCAGCTCACGCTCTTCGCCGTCGTCGTGCCGTCCGCCCAGCGGTAGTTACTCTTCGGCGTGAAGGTTGCCGTGTAACTCCCTGCGTTGGTGCCCGTGGTCGTGCCGCCGATGGTCAGCTGTGCCGTGTTGTAGTTGTTCCATGTGGGGGACTGGCTGCCGCCGTTGTAGGTCAGGCTCCTGCTCTGGCTCGGCACCGTGGAGATTGTCTTCCGGTTCACCGTCACGCTGGTGGTGGCCGTCTTGGTCACGTTCCGCTCCGTGTAGCTCACCGTGATCGTCTGCGTGCCCACGGTATTAAGCGTCGCGGGGCTGCAGCTGTAGCCCGTCACATTGGCGGTGGCTCCGTCGGAGTATGTGGCCTTCACCACCATGCCCGCGCTCTGGAAGCTGTCGCCATACTCATAGACCTTCTTCGTCGGCTGCGCCGTGATCTCGATCTTCGTCAGCCGGTGGATGACCGTGATGGTCTGCTCCGCCGTCTTCGTCACGCCGCCCTCGGTGTAGCGGATGGTCACCTTCGTTGTGCCGTCCGCCAGCGGTGTGTTCGGCTCGTAGCTATAGCCCGTGCATTTCAGCGTCGCGCCGTTGCTGTAGGTCGCAGTCACCACCATGCCCGCCGGGTCAAAGGTCTCGCCCTGCGTGTAGGTGGTCTTTGTAGGCGGTGTTGTGATGGCGATTCCGGTCAGCTTGATGCCGCCGCCTCCGCCGCCCACCATGTTGAATACCAAACTCATGCCGTTGCCTCCGTTCTCAGAATGTTCACGGTCAGATCGGCCGTGGGTGCTTCATTGCAGTGGAAGGTCATCTTTCCCGCCGTGGTCACATCGTCGGCGTAGATCACCGCCTCTGCGTAGCCTGCAAAGCTGTCTCCCGCAGGGCATACCGTGTAGGCGTACCCGCTCGTGACGAACTTGCTGTTGCTCACAGTCTGCGCGTTGCCGCTCCATCCCGCCGCCGTCAGTGTCACCGTGAAGGAAAGTGCCTTCCCGCTCTTGCCGTTCCAGCCCGTCCGCTCTGCCGCCGTGATGTGCGCGGTGGTGTTGCCCTCGTGATCGTCGAGGTTGCCCTGCACGGCTGCCGCAGCGCCTGCTGTCTCTTTCCCTGCAAGTGCGGTACGGATGTCGCTGTGCGCCGTACTGGAGCTGTTATGCGCCGATACCGCGCTTGCCGCCGTCCCCGTCGGGTCTGCGCCCGCCTGTGCCGCCGTCACCCGATGCGGGTTGCTCGTGTTGCCGGTGTGTGCGCCGAGGCTCGTTGCGTTGGCTTTCTTGTCCAGCTCCGTCTTCACGCCGCCGCTGGTCACGGGGTTCGTGCTGTTCGCCGTCGGGGCTGTGTCGAAGGTCAGCTTGTCCTGCTTGCCGTCCCACTTCACGCGCTCACCGGCTGTGACATGCTTGGTTCCGTCGCCCTCGTGGGCAGTGAGCTTGCTCTGCACCGCCGCCGCCGCGCCGGAAGCATCCGCCCCCACCATCTCCGCCGTGTAGTCGCCCTTCTGCGGCTTCACGATGCCGCCGCGCCCGTTGAAGCTGCTCACGCCGCCGCCTGCAATGGCCTGTGCGCTCTCGCACCAGTATTTGGCGTTGTTGCTGTCCTCGCCCTCGCGGGTGCCGGTGCCGCCCACCGCCCAGCTCTCCGCTGCCTTGCTGTTGGCTGTCACCTGTGCAGCGCTCTGTGCTGCCGCTGTTGCGCTCTTCTGCGCGTCCGTTGCGGATGTCGCCGCCTTCGCCTGCGCGCTCTCAGCCTTGCTCTGTGCGCTCTGCGCTGCCGTTTTTGCGCTTTCCGCCGCAGTCTGCGCAGTTCCCGCCGCCGTCTGAGCATTTTCCGCCGCAGCCTGCGCACCCGCCGCCGCGCTCCTTGCCGTCTCTGCCTCGCTGGCCGAACCGGCTGCTGCCGCCTGCGCGTTGCTCGCTGCGGTCTCGCTTGCCTTGGCGTTCTTCTCTGCAGTCTGCGCTGCGTCCTTGGCTGCCGTCGCCGTTGTTGCCGCTGCTTCCGCCGTAGTCTTCGCGCCGCGTGCGTCCGCCGCGCTCTGTGCCGCCAGTGTCGCATCGCTCTCCGCGTAGCTGGCAGACTGGCTTGCCGCCGTTGCCGCCTTCTCCGCAGAACTCGCCGCGTCCGTTGCCATCCGCGCTGCCGTTGCCGCTGCTGTCGCCTGTTCCGTAGCTGTAGCTGCGCCGCTCTTCGCCGTGGCTGCGTCCGCGCCGGTAGTCTGTGCCGCCGTCTCCGCCGCCGCCTGCGCCGCTTCCGCCGCCGTCTTCGCGCTCTGTGCTGCTGCCAGCGTCTGGTTGACCACCTCACCCTGCAGCTGGTTCAGGCTCATCAGCTCCCGCCACACGGTCTCGCTTTCATATCGCCACTGCAGCTGCTGCGCGGTTTCATCGTAACGGATGACGATAGGCTCGCCGCCTTCGCCCTTCAGGCTCTTCAGCCATTCCTCCTCCGTCCCCTGAAAGCCGTGCTTCACGGCGATGCCGTATGCGGTGATGTAATACCCGCGCCACTCGGTTCCGATCTTCGTGTTTCCGTACCCGCTCATACATATACCTCCTCGTGGGTATCTGCCGGACGGTAGTTGAGGGCAAACCAGCGCATGAACTCGCCGAAGAAGCTGTTGAACATCTGCATCGTGTTCTGGTATTTGTTGTACTCGCCGTTGGCGAAGTCGATCATGGCCGTCAGGTATGCCCAGTAGATTTTGTCGTGCGGCGGCTGCGCCAGCAGTTCCTTGTCCTTGTCCGCGTCGTACTGGTAGGTGATGATCTCCTCGCTCGCCCACAGTAAGACCTCGGTCTGCACCAGCCCTTCACACTCGTTCAGCCACTTTGTCTTCGCCTCGTTTGAGAAGGCGTTAGGCTTGATCTCGTCTACATAGTCGATGACGCTCTTCAGTGTCGCCATTATCCGTCCCCCTTTCCTCGAAATGAAAAGCGGGGCAGCGGCCTGCGCCGCCGCCCCGTCCGGTCTGTGTTCTGATTAGCCGCCAGTCGATGTGGCAATGAGCTGCGTGCCGCCGGTCACGCCGCCCACGGCATAGCCGCGCCAGTCGTTGAAACCGGCGATGAAGCGGGCGTAGCCCTTCCACACGTTGGCATCGTTGCCCGCCAGCTCGCTTCTGACCTCCAGCTGCACGCGGTCAAGCCACATGGCGCTGCCGTACTCGTCGTTGTACTTCTTGTCCAGCAGAATCCACGGGGAAGTGCCGGACGCGATGAACTGGTTCAGGTACGGCCACACCACCACGTTCCAGCGGCCAAAGTTGTAGTTGAAGCCGTTGTTGGCAGTGGCAGGGTCTTTGTCCGCGCCGATGGCTGCGAACACGTCGCGCTTGAGCTTGTAGTCGTTGGGGATGAGGATGGTGGTGGGAGCCACATCCAGTACCTCGTCGTTGTCGCCACGGAAGTCCTGCATCTTCGCCTCCATCGCCATCAGCGCGTCGTTGCTGAAGGCATCAGAGAACTGGTTGGACTGGTTGGACTTGCCCAGCTTGCTGGGGTGGTTGGTGGCGAACAGGCACTTGCCATCGGCGGTCTTCACGTCAAAGGTCTTGCCGGAGAAGGTGGTCTCCGTCTTCTTCTGGATAGCCGCGCCGATGAGGGCAGCGCCGAACTTCTCGCGGGTGCGGTAGTAGCTGGTGATGAAGCCAGCGGGCTGCTTCTTCAAATCCATCAGCTTTGCATCCTCCACGATCTCGCGGGACAGGGAGAAGCTGTTCTTCCACGTCATGTGTTCGAGGAACTTTGCGAAGCCCTCCTGCATACCGTCCACGGGGTAGTCGCCGTTCTCGCCCACCGGCTGGAAGCCGTCCATGGCCGTCATGGTGGAGAACTTTTCGCCCCAGTGGTTGCTGCTGCCCATATTGAACAGCTCCGGCAACATACTGGTCTGTTCAAATGCCTCGCCCCTCTTTTCGAGGAACATCTTGATCGGCTCCTGAGACTTGCCGAAAATGCTGTCCTGAAGGCCGGAGCCTTCGGTAAAGGTGATATTAGCCATTGTTCACTGTACTCCTTTCGTCGTTCTTAGAAGCGCACGCGGCACATGCTGCCGCTGGCGGTGCCGTCCATGTACACCACCTCCGCCACGCCGTTGGTGGTCGTGGCCGTGACCTGCAGGCCGTCCGTGTGCAGCGTCACCTTGTCGCCCAGCTTGATGCTGGTTGCGGCAGCTGCAAAGGTGGTCTCCAGAATCATGTCCTTGCCCACGCGGATAACGGGGATGATGTCGTCCGCCGTGCACTCGCCGTCCTTTTCGCACATGGAGATGTAAGTGGGCGCGGTTGCGCCGGTAGCCAGCGCCAGCTGGCCGGTGGTCTGCGTCAGTGCCATGCCCACCTTGGGTGTGATGGCGCTTGCGGGCAGGTATTCAATACCCGGCACGCGGTTGTCATCAGTGGAATAAATCTTGAAAGCCATTGTGCTTTTCTCCTTTCGCTTCGTCAGCCCTTTTTATGGCTGCGGTTGTAGTGTGCCTGTATCTCTGCATCCGTGGCACCCGGATTCAGCGCGCGGTACATCTCCTTCACTTCAGCCGGTACGCTCACCGCGCCCGCGCCTCGTTCCTTGGTCTGTCCCATGTGCTGCTTGCCCTGCAGGTTGTTGAGAGCTGCCTGTCTGGTGGCCGCCGCCGCGCTGCTGGTCAGAGCCTCGAAGTTTGCCAGCCGGTAGGCATCCACCAGCGTGTTGCCCTTCTTCACCAGCTCGTAGAACTTCGGATAGGTCTCCATGGCCGCAAGGTCTTTCAGCTCCCGGATGTTGGGGTTCAGCTTGCCGATCTCCTTTAGCTGTTCGTCTACCTTCACCCGTGCCTGTGCCTCGTTGGCCTCCTGCTGCGCCCGCTCCGCCGCCGCCTGCGCTTCCTTGGCCTGCTTCACTTCCGGCAGGTCGTTCACGAATGCGTTGAACTCCTCGTCGCTCATCCCGCTCTTCTTCAGCACGCGGGCTTTGCGCTCTGCATCGAAGCGCTGCCGGTACTCGTCGTACTCCGCCTTCGATGTGATGGGCTGCTTCGTGTACGGGTTCACCAGTCCGCTGTTTCGGAACGCCTCGTCGATGGTGCGCCTCGCTTCTTCCTGTGCGTCTGTGCGCGCCTTCTCCACGGCGGCATCCCGCTCCGCCTCCGCCTTGCGGCGTGCCGCTGCAAACGCTGCGTTCTGCTCCGGGGTCTGCTCGCCCGTCTCACTATGATCTTCGCCGTCCTCCGCAGCTCCCTGCGGTTCTTCGGCGCTTGTGTCCTGCGTCTCTTCTTCGGCAGGGTCGGCGGCTTCCTGCTCTTCTGCGCCTTGCGCCTGTGTGGTCTCGTCCGTGGCAGGGTCGGCGATCTCCTGCTCTTTTCCGCCTTCGTCAATGCCAAACAATGCGCCGTAGTCGATGTCCATGTGTTGTGCTCCTCTCTGGATTTTTGCGCTTTTCCTGCGAATGTGGGGCTTGCTTTGTCAGGTGGTCTTACTTGTTCTTGCTGCCTCTCAGGTCGTTGCCGGTCTTCACGGTGCCGTTGCCCTTCTTGTTGTCGCCGCTGAAGGGTGCCTTCACCACCTGCGCGCCGGTGTTCTTGATGCTGCCAGCGTAGGTCTTATCCGCCATCTCTGCGTCCTCCTTTCTTTCCTTGATGCTCCTTTGTGTCACGGTCGGCGGCGCGGGTGCCCCAGTCCCGCGCCGCTTCCCGCTTCAGGAGGTCGGGCGATACCCGAATGATAGGGAAGTATCTATGTCAGACGGGAGCATTTGCTCCCATGGTCTGCCCGGAATCACGCGCAGCGTCCTGCTGCGCTCTCTGGATGACGGCCTGTGCGGTCTGCATGTCCAGCCCGCCATTCTGCTGCCGCTGCATCTGCGCCTGCTGCATCTGCTGCTGTGCCATCTGCATCTGCATGGCCATCTGCTGCTGCAGCTGCTGTTTGTGCAGTTCCTCTTCGAGGTATGCCCGCGTCTCTCCGGCTCCCGGATAGTGCAGCAGCTCCATCTTCGTCCAGAACAGGATGAGCGTCTGAATCTGCGCCGGGTCTCCGAAGGCTCCGGTCTGCAGGTTCATGCGCGTCTCCTGCCACATGGCCTCGCGGTTCGATGCCAGCGGGGCAGAGGTATCGCAGCTGAAGAGGAACTGATCGTTCCAGCACCACTCTCCCGCCGCGTCCTGTTCAAGGAAGTCATAGCGGTTGAACGTCTCGTACTGTGCGTTGCCGTGGATGTCGTTGGACACCACCGGCCTCGGCTCGTCCGTGTACGCCAGCTTGAACTTGAACATGGCCTCGAACAGCGCCGCATACGCCGCGTCTTTCATCACGCGCTTGCTTTCCAGTCTGCCAGCACTCTGCGCCGCCGCGAACTCCTTTGCCTTGCCGCTGGTGGCCGTGCGGTCTGTCCGCCCCTGAAAGCTGTCCGTGATGCCGATGATCTGGCGTGCCTCTTCATATACCTGCGACAGGTACACCATGTCCTGCTCCACGTTGCCCTGCAGGTCGTATACGTCGATCAGCGCTTTGGTGGCCGCATTGCCCGGTCGGATGACCTTCATGTCCTCCGCGTCCACGCGGATGCTGGCCTCGTCCGGCAGCGTGATGTAACTGCCCGATTTCAGCAGCTTGTCGATGATCTTGCTCTCGATGCGGTTGGTGGTGTTCTGCTGGTCAGCGATCTTGTCAATATCGCTGTCTCCCAAGAACCTGCCGTACACGCTCACGTTCTTCTGCAGGATGACCGGGAAGATGTCTGGCTTGTAGAACGGCACCTTCGTCGGCTCCTCGATGATCTCCACCACCGGCAGCCCCAGCTCGTCCGTCTCCGTGTCGGATGCCGCCTCTCGGCGCACCATGCCGCCGATGGTGCTGCCGTCGCTTCTGGTGACGGCCACAGGGATTTCCTCGAACTCTTCCTCGGTCTCCTCCCACTTGCTTCCGCCGCAGTACGGGCATTTTTTCCGCCCGCCCCGCAGCGGCAGCGGCCTCGTCTCTCTTGCAAGCGCATCCGCCGCCGCGTCAAAGTCCACCTCCGCCGCCGTGCTCATGCCGTTCGGCAGCAGGATGTCCGGCGCGTCCATCTCCGGCTCCGTCAGCAGCGGCTCCACCGCGCCGCACTTCACGCACCTGCGCAGCCGCCTCGCCTGATAGTCTTCAAGGTCTTCCAGCTGCGTGTCGTTCACCCAGCTATAAAGACCGATGCCTCCCTTGTCGTTGCGGTAGTATGCGATGTACTGCGTCACAAGGTCGTTCGCCGTGGTGTCCCCACCGGTGCCCTTGATGTCCGGCTCTTCCTCGCTCTCGTCTGATACGTCCACATCGTAGCGCCTGCGGATGTATTCCTTCGTCTGCGGGATTTTGAGGATGATGTAGTCCATGTCCTCGATGCCGGTGTACACGCCGTCCTGCGGGATGATCTGCTTCGGGTGAAGCGTGGATACCGCCAGCTCCCCAATGGTGAAGTGCGTCCGCTGCGTGTTGTCCCACTCCACCAGAAACGCCGCGCCGCCCTGAATGGGCACCGTCCGCTCCATGATGTCGTTGAGCTGTTCAAACGGCATTCTGTCAAGCTCGTTGCGCAGCATGTCCTCGATGAGCTTTGCTTTCATCTCGTCCTGCTTGCGTCTGGCCGTCACCTTCGGCTGCGGAATGTTGCTGTCTGTCTGCGCCTCGATGATCTCCGCGCAGATATTGCGCACATGCACGGCCTTCGTCTTCCGCTCGCCCTGCACGATAGGCCGCATCTCGTTCGTCCCGGCATACAGCGCCTCCCGCTCGTCCATGCGGCTGGTCTCGCCGTCGTATGCCGCTTCGTTGGTCTTCAGCCTGTCCTGCCAAAGCCGCAGCTTGTTCTTGTCCTGTTTCTTCATAGCGTCCTCCTGTTATCGCTGCGGATTGCCCCAGCGTTTACGCAGCATCTCCCGCTCCGTCGGTGATGCGTTCTCATAGTCCTCCCACATGGATGCCGTCCATAGCCGCGCCACCGTTTCCTTCTGTGCGATGTAGCTCTGCTGCGGCCTGATGTAGTGTGCGATGGCAAGGCTCAGCACGCAGTCATCGTGTGCTCCCAGCTCCGCCTCCGGCTTCAGCGTCTCCGGATTGCGCACGAATGTCAGCATCTCCTGCAGCGTTGTCTCGTCGTTCACGATGGTGATGTCATCGCGCACCGCCTTGATAAGCTCCGCAAGGATGACCGGCCTCGTCTTCGTGTTGGTGAGAAAGCCAAAGCTCTGCTTGATCTTGTGCGTGTAATCGTCGATGCTCTCCCGGATGTACTGCTTCGGATACCGCAGCCGCTCCAGCTCCATCACCGGGTAAGTGGAGAAGTTGGTCTCAATGCCGATGAGCGCCGTATTGTAGTGCAGCCCTAAGCAGTAGACCTGCCGTGCGAACACATCCTCGTCGAACTTGCCTCGCAGCACCGCCACCTGCTCTCCGGTTCTGTTGTCCAGCACCTGCGCCACAAAGCTGTCGCTGCCTTCTCCTGCAGTGTCTCCGCCGATGACGTAAGGCACGCCCTTCTCCGGCTTCTTGTAGACCTTGATGCAGCCGTCCCTCGCGTCCTCCCATCGGATGTCCGTCAGCGTCAGCCCGTCATCCGCGTATGTGAAGAGGCCGGCGCACACCGGTTCCTTCAGCTCCTGCAGCCGTCTTCCGATGGCCTTGCCGTTGAATACCGTCTTGCCCGTCACGCCCCACATGCCGAGGCAGTAGACCTGATAGTAATATTCGTCCGTCTCCTGAAAGCTCTCCAGCGTCCGTATGGCTGCCGCATCCAGAAAACGGTTGTCCTTGTAGGTGCTCTCGTGCACCCGCGCTCGTTTGTCCCGCCGGTCAAAAAATCGTTTCTTCAGCCAGTGCTGAATGCTGATCGGGTTGAAGCTCAGGATGATCTGCTGGTACTCCCGCGTCTTTCCGCGCAGTCGGATGTCAAGCTGGTTGAAGTCTCCCTCCAGCAGCTCGCTGGCCTCTTCAATCCAGATGCCCGTGATGTTGTAGATGGATTTCAGCTTCTCAACGTCATCCAGTCCCGCAAAGATGATCTCGCTGCCGTTTTGGAAAGAGATGGTCAGGTCTGATTTGTTGGCCTTGTACCCGCTGTCCGGATAGAACTCCGCCAGCTGTCCCAAAAGCTGCTTGAAGCAGCTCT